GCAACTGATTTTAGAGACCCCGATGGATTCATGCACATTGCTAAACAACGCAATGGTGAGTTCACGGGTAATTGGGGATTTTGGTATGAAACAGAATCTCTACAATGGACTGATGACGATTCAATGTCATTGCAATATAACCCCGATAACAAGCCTATGGCTATGAGGTGGTAGTATGGTGAGAGTTACTTTTTATACAGAACAAAGAGTTTATTTTTGTGTTAATGATAAAGATAAAGCTGAAAAACAAATAAAAGATTATCTAAGCGGTAATGGTGCTGATTACGAGTTTTTAGTTGAAACTAAATCAGAGCAAATATCGGAAATTATTAGTCAGGATGATTTTGATAGGGAAGATAATTTATATTGCGGTGGATTAACAAAAGAAGGGAATATATAGTCATGTCAAAGATAACAAAATCAGCAAGGGGTAAGCCGTGCCAATTACGTCTTGAGGAGTGTGTATCAGGTGGTCAGAACGAAACAACGGTATTCGCCCACTTAAACTCAGGTGGTATGGGGCGTAAGGAAAATGACTTGTTCGGTATGTATGCTTGTCATGTTTGCCATAATATTATTGATGGTAGGCAACCACATGATTATGAACATGAGTGGTTAGAGTTGGTTCAATTACGAGCAATGAAGCGAACACAAGAGATTTTATTAAAAGAGGAGAATGTTAGATGTTATTAAGAAATTTAGATGTTAGAGAAATGTATGACAAGTGGAATAATTGTCATACTTGTTTTATAAAATTACCGACAGTTACAATAGGCATTGTTATTGCTTGTTTGTACTTTCTTAAATAAATATGCACAGAGTAATACATAAAGATAAGCCTAAGAGCGAAGCCTTTAGGTCTCTTGTCAACGATTTCTTTAAAGCCAACCCAGATATAGGGGTAGCAACAATTTACATCATTAAGGACAAACCTAAGCGTTCAACAGTTCAGAACAAATTGTATTGGTCTTGGGTGTCAATAATAGGGAATGAACTTGGTTACAGTAAAGAAGAAACACATCTCTTGTTAGCAGACAAATTCTTAGGTAAGATAGAGTTCACTACCAAACAAGGTAAACAAATTTCTCAGATTAAATCAACGAGAGATTTGAAGATGGGTGAATTTACAGACTATCTAATGGATATTGATATGTTTATTGGGGATTATGGAATTAACTTACCTTATGGTGATGACTATCAAATAGCAATAGGGGGAGTGCATGGAAGGAAAGTATCACAGTCCTGAATTATGTAAAGAAAAACTAGAGTGTATCGTAGGTTTCTTAGGTGAAATACAAGAAACATTAGAATATCCTAAAACAGATAGAGAACAATGGGTTCGGGGTAGGTTAGAACTAGCACTACAAGACCTAATGTACCTTAACAACGAAGTAGATTTAGGTGAAGACGAAACACACGCATGAAGGTTGTATTCTATGTACCACCCGTTCCTGCATCAAGACCTAGAGTAACAAGATGGTCAACCTTTTTTCCTAAGAAATACACACAATATCGTGAAGATATGAAGATGGCAACCGCCAATACATTATTCACACCTTTCGAGGGCAACATATACGCCCAACTAGTCTTCTTTGTTCAAATCCCGAAGTCTTGGTCAAAGAAAAAAAAACTAGCAAAACAAGGACAATATTGCGATAACAACGCTGATATTGATAACTATTGCAAGGCAATACTAGACGCACTTAACGGTGTATATTACGAAGACGATAGGCAAGTGGTTATGCTTAGAGCGAGAATGTATTGGTCAACCAACCCACGCACAGAATGTGAGATAACAAATTTGAGGAACGAGTATGAAACTAAGCAAGAAGGAATTGTGTATTAAATTAGCAGAAGATTATGCAGATAGAGTCGCTAGGATAGGAAAGAATTATGACGATGCCTATGAGCATTATCTTGAAAGATGTTTAAAGCGTAAAGAGAAAGAGTTAATGGAACAATATAGAGTCCAAGGATTAGATAGTTCGGGGTTTGTAATATAAAGTGTGCAGGTGGCAATGAAAAAAACTAAGGTTTTATTCTTACTATAAGAGGAGTAAGCACCCACACGAAAGACATAATACCACACCTATAAACGAAAATTGATTTATTCCAATAGTACATACTCAGTGTATAATAACACCTATTTAAAGGACACTATGAGACGCTATGATTGAAGTAAACCAAATTAACATCAAAGTAGATAAAAAGGATTTAGAGTTTATAGACGCAAAAGCAAAGCGTTATGGTTTATCACGTTCAGCCATGATTAAGTATATGGCTTTAAATGCAGAGTTTAGTGTTGGTATGCAAGAACAGTTAAGGAAGCCTAGACTTTAAGGGTTTTCGTAAGGTTCAATAAACTCTCTGAAATACCTCTTATCATCTTGAACAGTTCTATACTTCTTGCTCTTAGGGTCAAGAGATTTTTTACCCCATCTCCATAGTTTTATTAGATTCTCAATAGGTCTGTCTGTATCTTTAACTTGTCGCCAATGGTCTTTAATCAATAGGTCAGCCATCTTTCTATAGTTAGCTTTATCTTTAGGTGTTGTTAAACTACCAGAACCGCCATAATCAAAGTTAGCATTAAAGTCAGCTATCCTGCCTTTCTCATTACCGTGGTAATTAAAATCATCACCCTGCTTTTGAAACTTATCAACCCACTTCTCAACAGAAGTACCTTTAAACAATCCTGCGTCTTCTGACCTATCAACTAAACCTTTAGTTATTTGAACAGGACCATAAGCGGTACTTCCACCAGGTGCTTTTCTATACATGGTTCTAATCCAAGGGTCAGATATACCACCTGTTTCCGCCTTTTCAAACGAATCATAAAACTTATCAAACATTCCCATTAGCCACAGATTCCTTTTAACTTAGTCATTAGTTGACGTGCTTGTTCTTCGTTCATGCCAGTATCTTGAGTAATAACACCAATTCCTGCACCTATTGTCTTTTCGTCTTTGCTTTCAGTCTTCTTAAACTGGAACATTCCTTTATCTTCATCTGACATACCCATCATAGGGAATGTACGTGCTTCATAGTCCACATCTAATTTATCCGCAGCATCTTCAGCAGGTTTCATAAGTGCATCTAGTTCAGCATTATCAGCAGCTTCCATCTCAGCAGATAATTCCGCACCCATTTCCATAGCTTCTCTATCTGTTTCAGCAGCATCCATCTGAGCATCTGTATATTCATCTTCTGCTGTGTCTTTAGCTAACTTAACCTCAGTGTAAGCATCTTCAGCATTAGTACCGTATTGGGCTAAATCTTCAAAACTGATTGATTCAAACATATCGTCTGACATAGACTCAAAGTTATCCATCCAGTTTTCAACAGAGTCTTCATCTTTAATATCTACGATAGATTCTAAGTTTTTAAGTCTTTCTTCTCTATCTTTAGCTCTTGCTGCTAATTCAGGTTTACGAGCATTTATAGCGTCAATAATCTCATCAGTAGAAATTTGTTTATCTGAAGTAGTAACCGACTCATCATCTTTTTCAAAGTTCTCAATATCAATAGGTCGTGAGAATGTTTTAGAACTAACATCCGAAGGTCCTTGTATGAAGTCGCCAGTCTCAGGGTCTCTATTACCTGTAAGACCACGCTTATCTCGTGAGTCAATTAAAGCATCAGCAGGGTCAGATTCAACATAAGGTCCACCTTCATCATAGGCTTTAACATCGGCTGCGATTTCAGCATCAGTAGCATCTTCATCCCAATATAACTCTTTAGGTAAGACCTTCATCTCTACTTTCTCAACAATAGCATTTTCTAATATCTTAGCTTCAGCTTCCATACCTGCTTTCTTTAACCAGTCTATGTATGCTTGCCACCTATCAGGTGAAAATAAAGTACCCATTCCTGGGTGTTGAGGTCCAGTAGCACCTAACTCTTTAGGTGACATTGATTCAAACCTATCTAGGTTATCTTCAAATACTTTTTTATTAAATGCTTTTTCTTCAGCCTTTGTCCAGTTGTCACCTGTTGTTGGATGTCTAGTTGCCATTATTTATTCTCCTTTTCTTCTCTGACAGGCATCTCGAATAGGTCTTGTACAAGAATCCTATCAGCCCTTAGTTGTTTAATCATATCGCCATTGGTACTTTGTTTAATTGCTTTGTCGGTCAAATTAAGTATCTTACCCAGTGCCATTTTAGTAGCAGGTGAGTTGAAACCTTGCTTAACTAATATTCCAATTCCAATTACACTTAATCCACCAGCAAATGCTGGCATTACAGCGTAAGACGCTCCAACAGCAGATATACCGCCAGCAACAGCAAACGCTCTATTAGCACCCATTTTCAAATCTAAAATCCTACTTACGTTCTGCCAAGCTCTGCCTATAGTATGTTGAGCAGCAGCAATAGCTTTAGGCTTCATCATATCTGTTGCACGCCACAAACTAGATTGTTCTGCTAGAGATTGTCTAACAGCTTTGTCTGGCACAGCATCGTGAATAGATTTATTAATAGTCCTGCGAAGCGTATTAATAGCTGTTTTTTGTGCTGACTCTCTACCTGCATTAAATGCTAAATCCTTACCTTCTTTTATAAGTTGAGAATCAAAGTCTTTTCTGGCAGCTAATAAACCTGCTGGTGTTGGAGGGTGTTCAGAAATTAATCTTTTTGCGGTAGCAATGTAACCTTCTAAAAAGTTCATAATATCTTTATCTTTTGTTATTGAGACATTATTTTTTAATAAAGCAGCAATATCATTATCAATACTTTTAAAAACAAAATTATTGGGAACACTTATCTTAGCATCTTTTAAACTAACTTTTAGTGCCTCAGCTATTTCCCTATTTGCATCTCTAATGATATTAAGATTGTACTGGTCTCCTCTGTAATATTTAATACCTTTAATTTTAGCGACATTTGCAATCATCTCTTTTTCAGCATTATTTGGAATAACGTATGTACGTTTGTTTATGCCAGTTTGCATGGTACGCATAACCATATCCTCATTAAGTTGTTCAGGGAAAAGCATATCTTGAATTTTATGCTCTCTAGTTTTTCCTGCTTGAGCTTTTGCTTTCTTTTGAACACCAGAACCCAAGTGTTGTGTACGACCAAATGAAGGAACTGGATTGTTATTTACTTTAGTCTTATAGGGGGTGAACAATAGTGCTACATTAACAACTGATTCAAACGTCTTCGCATGTTGTGGATTTTCTTTTTTCCACTTTGAGTAGGCTGCGTATCCTTTACCAAAAGCTTCAGAGGCATCTTGACCAGCTTGTGATTGCGTAACCCAGTCCATTGCTCTTTTAGTTCCATCAGCAGCAGCATTATCAAATTCTTCAGTAAGTTCTGGAAGGAAGTATTCAAAAACAGCTTGAGACGCATCATTAATATTTGATACAGTATGAACAATACCTTCACCTATAACATCACCAACAAATCCAGCCGATGCACCTGTTGTTTGCGTAGCATATTGACCAAACCCAATCTCACCAGATTCATAATCCTGTTCTATTTTAACAGAGTCTTCTTTTCTTGTATCATAAGCCCTACCAATACTTTCAAGCCATGTTGGGTCGCTATCAGCAGGTGGTGGTATTGGAGCTGGCACAAACCCAACAGGCAGATTATGTATTTTAGTTTTGTCAGATTTAATAGTTGAAAATCCTGGTGGTAATTCAAATGCCATAGTAACTCCTATTTAGATAAGTCAACTTCTCTTCCGTTTAGATACATCTTTCCTGTCTCTTCGTCAAACATATAAGAGATTCCATCTTTAAATACTTCCTTAGCATTAGCAGAAACTTTTGCCTTAACAAGACCTTTTAAGCTAATAGCATTTACTGGTATCTTTGACAATTTAGAATATCTATCAAACCCACCAGTTTCAACTTTGTCGTTATATTTTTCAATAATAACTAAATTTATTCTTTGTCTGATTTCTGTCATTCTTCTAATAGTAGAGGCTTCCATAGTCTTCTCACCAGTCATAACTTTAAGTAAGAATTTACGCTCTTCTGGTGTATCTAAACCTCTAGCACCGATTCCTAATTGTTTAATCATAGGGAATACATCACTACCAAGTAAAGCCTCTAGTAACTGCGTTCTTGAAGCATATCCGCTAGACTCATCATCACCTGCCACGGCAAGTATTCTTGAAATATTTGTTTTAAACTCAGCAAAGAAGCCAGTATGAATCTTTCCTTCGTCTAGTAAATCCAACACATCGTTAGTTTTAAGAAGGGCATTAACAGCATTTTCAGCACTCTTAATAAGCTCTCTGTTTTCTTGTACTATTTCTTTACCTAGTTCAGTGGCATACGCACCTTCAAATTTCTCTCCAGAACCAGCCCTAACAGTTGCTCTATAAGAAGCTAAAGCTCTCTGTTTACAATTATTTCCATCATCATCAGGCGTTGGGTCGTTCCAATCACAACCTATAATTGATGCGTGTTTTTCTATATCTCTTGCTCTAGTAGTTTGCTCAACTGCATCAACCTTAATATCTTCAGCCATACCCATAGTTTGTTCCCACAGGTCTAACATACCAGCATCTCTAAATGAATCAGCAATTTCTAATAATTGTTCATAAGATTTAGCACCTTCACCGTACTGACCCATAATCTCTTCAATCTTAGCTTGTTTAGCTTGTTCAGGAGTTTGCATACCCATCATACCGCCTAAAGCTCTACTAGCATCTTGTGAAGATAATCCAGCTTGATACGCATGATAATCGTAAGCATCCATTTCCGCCACATCACGCATTTCTTTTCTTCTTGCAGAATCAGCTGATAACTGAGCGTCATACGGGTTTGTAAACATTGTTGTTGCCATATTATTCTCCTAAGTGGTAAAAGCTCTTGTTGGTGAAACAGTCATACCTGCCCTTTGAAGAGCGTCATTACTCGGGTTGCCACCAAGCATACCGCCAAAAGCATCTTCTATTAAGTTACCAAATTCGTCATACCTCATACCTCTAGCTTTAGAAACACCTTTTAATCCTTCAACTTTTTGTTCTCTATAAGGGTCATTAGATATACCACCAGATTTAGCTAGGTCTTTATATTGAAGAGGTAATTTACCAACACCAATAGCTCCTTCTCTTTCAGTTTGCTCCCAGTCTCTTAATGTAGTACCAGTCCGTAAAGCATCTTGATAACCTTGAATATCATAACCTAGATTTCTTTGATGTATGGCTTCTTGGGCTGCCTGTTCTCTACCTGCAAATCCTCTTGTTCCAAACGTGCCTTGTGCCAATCCTCTGGATTCACGGGTTAGCATTTCCCTTTCATCAGCAGGTCTCATCAAATCTTTTCTTTTACCTGCTAGTTGCATACCAAACTCTACAGGGTCTGCTGAATATTTATCGATTTGGTCAGCTGTAGTTCCAGCTCTACCCATTAATCTGTCCATCTGCTGTTGCCAAGGTGCTGATAGTTCAGTTGAAACAGCTCTGCCTTCTCGGTCATATTTAATACCACCGAATTGACCACTTACATCCCAAGGTAATTCCCTTTGGTATTGTTCTTCTGACATACCTTGAACCTGACCAGACAAGTCACCTGCTCTTGATACAGACTTATTTGAATCAAGTAAACCACCAACAGCAGTACCAATACCAGGCATACCAAAGTATCCACCGACTAATCCACCGATTGAACTAAACATTCCCATGTCTTTCTCCTTTATGTTTTCTCTCTAAATCTTTCATTAAATTCTATCTTCTTCTTTAATATATACTTTAAACTCAGCACCGTCAGGTAGCTCTCTTTCTGCAACTATCGTAGCTTTCTGTCTATCTGTAAGGTTATCATCTAAACCATCAAAGTCTTCAGGAAGTAGAGGGTATGAAGCAGCCTCTTCTCCTTCTAGTTTGTAGAGTATTTTAATATCTTCAAAGTTAATCATGTCTCATTACCCCACTCCATCAATACATAACCAGGTGAGCCATTACCACCACCACCGAAAGCACCTTCACCACAACTACTACCATCAGGAACACCACAACCGCCTGTACCTTTACTCATAGCATAACTTGTTGTATCACCATTTACACCCCAACAAGCTCTACTTGGGTTGAACGCTTGTTTAGTACCATATCCTGACTCAATAGTACCGCCTAATGAGTAACCACCTCTACCAGTGCCTCCACTCATCTGACCTTGTTGCCCAGTAGTTCCACCTGTTATACCACTAGATGTACCACCTGTACCTAAGGATGCTGAATCATTACCACCTTTACCTGCCCCTCCACCATTTAAAGTAATAGTAGAAGATGTAACATTACCTGTTACTGTAAAACCACTAATAGTTGTTGCTGTACCTGAAGTAGAATTATTACCAAAAGTACCACTGGTTTCACCAAACTTACCACCCGTGCCTCCTGCCCCTGTAGTAATACTGATAGTATTGCCTGGAGTACATTCAACTTCTACTGAACTTACATAACCACCACCTGAACCACCTTGTCCAGCAGTAGAGTAATAAGCACCTCCAGCTCCACCGCCTGAACCTGCTGCTGATAATGTCATATAGTGAACACCATCAGGCACGGTGAATGTTGTAGTAGTGCTTGATGTATATTCTTGCGACCCTTCTGCATAGACAGTTCTCCAAGTACCTGAGTCATTAACACTCACGCCTTGGTCGGCTCTTTCCCAAGTGCCACTTACGTTATTGTGTACTGACTTTGTTCTACGCCAAGCACCACTGTCTTTTACATAAATAGTCATTAGTATCTATACCAAATGTCTCCATTTGAACCACCACTAGGAGCAGATGTACTTACTGTTCTAGCACCATCACCATTAGTACCTAAAGAGCCTATTTCAGTTTGAACATAAGCTGTAGTAGCTACAGATGTATCATTATCTCCAGAAGCAGGTGTGGTTGCTGTTGCTGCTGCAAGAGTAGTAGCACCTGTTATTATTAACGTACCAGCTGCTGTTAAGTTATTAGCTGCAAAAGCTTCTGAAGCTGAACCATTTAAGTCTGCTTTAGTATTAACTGCTGTTTGTACTGTTGTAAATTCGGTATTAAAGTCAGCACCTGATATTACCTTGGCTGCATCGGAATCAGATAAGGCATCTTTACCTGACCAAGCTACCGCTATTGTATAGTTACTCATCGTGTCTTCCCTTGTTTAAATAATAATGTTAAAGTTTGTAATGAAGCTACAAATCCTTTTGTTTCTGCACTCATTTCAATCTGTAAGAACTTAGCTGACCCTGTTAGATTTAATTGGTATTCTTTTAATCCATAAACAGGAGCGTAAGTAGAACTAGCTGGGTGAGTAGCTGCAACGTGTGTATGCGTAGCTGTAGTCGCACCATATAAAGAACTACTAGCACCAAACAAAGAGGTTGTTCCTGTAGTTACAGGATTTAACTGGAACGATAAAGTCTTAGATGGGACTACATTAAAGTCTTTATACCACTTTAAACCAACAACAGTTCCTGAGCCACCATTAATAACAGCCTTTAGTTTCTTTAATAAAGCAGCTAAGGTAGAATCACCTAAGTCTAACCATGTTGTTAAGAATGTTCCAGTATAAGAATATGTTGTATATGTACCACCACTATTATACTTCTTATCGAAATAACCTTCATAAGTAGCCACACTACCAACTCTCTGTCCTAGTAAGAATCCTTTAGATTCAGTATAAGCCATACTTGTAGGCTCTCTATCTGAATCAAAGTGCCACGTTGTTATTCTAGGTGACTTGTTCGGTGTTAGATGTTTCATATCAAAGACGTATGTAATATTCAAGTCAGGGAATGACATGGTATAAATACCTTCATTCTCTACATACACGCTCTTTACGTTAGAGCTTTGTGATATATTTCTAATTAATGTATCTTTTACATTTACTGAGTATTCAGTAAGAGGTAACTTATCTACCTCAGAGGTTCTGTTTAAAGACCTAAGTCCAGTATCAGATAAGAATAGTAAGTCATCACCAACAGCTACAACTGTATCTCTCGAAGCACAACCAACACCTCTAATAACTTCATCTAATTGCATAGTTCCAGAAGAACCAGGGTCATCAGGATTGTTATAAATAACAACATTATGTTTACCGAAGATTACCAACTTACCATAGAAAGGAGCAATAGCTACAATCTCATCTGTACCCCACACAGTTTTAAGGTCAATAGAGCCATAAGCTCCTGTAGTCCAGTTATCACCTTGTAAAGTATCTGTGTAATACATTACATCTTTCTCTTCTGAGATACCACCTACCCAGTTTCTACCGTAGTAGCCCATTCCGCAACTAGGGTCGAATGTAGTAACACCTGCTGGTTTAGTTGTTGTTACCGCCCACGTACTAGAAGTGTATTTAATAGGAGGGTTTCCAGTTTGGAATCCATATAAGCCTTTATTGAAGTTTACAAACTGCCAATCTGAAGCTGTACCTGCTGTAAAAGAACCAGTCCAGGGAGTATCTGGGGATGTAAAGTCAACTGTATAAACTTTAGTACCTACACCAGCAAAGACTTTATTAGTAGAACCATCTTTATGTTCAACTAACGAACCTATTAGTAGGGGAGCTGAAGCAGCACCATCAGTGTTAGCCAAGACATTCTGCTTTAAACCTTTTCTAAATGATATACGACCTGACTCTCTAAGAACAATATTATCTGCTTTAGTTAACCAGCTAGGATCTAAAGCGGAAGGATTTCCTTGTAGGTTTAGACCATTTAATCCTATATTATCTAAAGGTTTAAATTGTAGATTAGCGGACATACCAATCACTCTCATATTGAGTATTACCACTATCAACCATAATAGATTGATTAAGAATTTCTTTGTATTCCATTGCTATAACAGTAGATTGAGTACCACCATCTTCCCCTCTCTCGGCCACTGCTCTCATCCAAGAACCAATAACTACAGGCTTATTCGGGATCTTAATCACAGTGGAAGCTGTCTTTAATTCATCTTGGTACTTGACCATATCGAATGAAATGGTTTGTACTGAATTAGGTTTAGGCTCTAAATCTACTTTGAGGTTGTTAGAAGAGTCAGCACCGTTGAAAGCATAGTACATAGGCTCACCTGAGTTCTCACTAGGATAAATAGTGGAGTTGATATACTGTCTTGATACTTGTACTAGATTAGTACCAGTAGATTGATTAATAACATCAATAATCTTAATCTCTTGACCAGAGGATAGGTTGTAGTTTCTAGTACCTGATACGGTAGCTACATCTACAGTTTCACGTAGGACTAACCAGTCATGATATGATTCTATGTTACGTTTAGAGTCATTAATCAGTGAGCCAATAACCTTTTGATAGTCAGTTACTGTTGTACTATCATTGATATTACCCGACCAATCGGTAG